TTGAAACTATTAGAGATAAAGTATCAGGATTTGTTAGTACAATGTCTTTCAAAGCATTAAAAATTGTTATTTTAGATGAAGCAGATTTTTTAACTATAATGGCTCAAGCATCATTAAGAAATGTAATTGAAACATTTTCTCGTTCAACCAGATTTATATTAACTTGTAATTATCTAGAAAGAATTATTGACCCTTTACAATCAAGATGTCAAACATTAAAAATAATACCTCCAGATAAATTAGAAATTGTTAACCATTTAATGAAAGTTGTAAATAAAGAAAAAATTAAATGTAGTGTAAATGATTTAGAAACTATTACAAATAACAATTACCCTGATGTACGTAAAATGCTTAATACTATACAGGTATCTACCGCAAATAACACATTAAAATTAGATACAGACACACTAATAGGAAGTAATTATCAAGATCAAATATTAGAAGAATTAAAAACAAAAAAACCAAATTGGAGAACAATTAGACAAATAATAGCAGATTCTAATGTTAAAGATTTTGAAGGATTTTATCGTTTTCTTTACGATAATAGTAGTAAATATGCTCCTGGAAAGGAAGGTATGATAGCATATTATGTAAATGAATACTCATACCAATCAAATTTCAGAATAGATAAAGAAGTAAATTGTATGGCTTTAATATCTAAAATTATAGAAACAATTAAACCAAATATTATTTAAAATTATTAATTATGCAAAATGGAATGCAACAACCAAACATTGATTTAAAAAACACAACCGCTATTGAAACAGAAGATGGAGGAAGAATATGGCAACAAGGAGCTTTATTACGTAAAGTATCTAAATTTGTAACAGGAACTGACTCTGATGCTGTTATGCCTATCCCTGTTTTTTATGATCCTGAAACAAATAAAATTTTAGAAGATTCACTTCCAAAAGAATTAAGAGAGGAATATAAGGATGTCCTTGTTAAATCCTAAAAATATTTTTGAATGGCTAAATGAACTTACTGATAAAAAGTCAAGTTTAGATAGTTTTGAAGAAAGTGCTTGGGGAACTTTTAATGCCTATATGGTACATAGATTTGTATCAATGTATCAAGGTTATATTGAAATCGCTAACCTAGCACAAAAATTTTCTCCAACAGATAAAAAAGGAATATACAATTTTTATTGTGAAATGCTTCCTAGAAAAAAAATGTTTTTGAGATATATTAAGTCAAAAACAAAACAAAATACAAAAGAAATATTAGAACCTATTGTTAAATATTTTGAATGTAGTTTTGTAGAAGCAAATGAGTATATAAATCTTTTAAATAGGGAGGAAATTAAAGATATTCTTATTAAATTAGGAATAAATAGTAAAGAAATTAAAAAATTAATTAAAAAATTATAAAATGGCACAATATAAAGTAATAACAGCACTTAAAACTCAAGCAGAAGCTGATAAATCAAAAGCATTAATGGCATTAGAATTATTAACTGAATGTTCAGTAGGAATAGGAGACCACACTGCAGATGATTTTCTTAAAGATGCAACTAAAAGCCTAAAATTATTAGCTTCAGCTGAAGAGAGATTAGATATAATAGAAAAGTACTATGGAACAAATTCATAAAGAACAAACAGTAAAAATATTCGAAAAAGAATACCCAGAATTATCTGAAGAATTTAAAAAGATAAGTAATGAAATGTATGTAATGTTTGCAGCTAAACATATGGATTATGGGTTAAATAATATAGCTTTAGGTGGAGATATTTTAAATAATGATAATGATAAAACATTTTCACTTACTGGGCTATGTATCAGATTAACAGATAAAATTAGTAGACTAAAAAATCTATTATTAAATGGTAGAGCATTTGTTAAAGGAGAAGGAATGGAAGATACTTTTATTGATATAGCTAATTATGGCATTATTGGGTTATTAGTAGGACGTAATAAATGGAAAAAATAATACTTTGGCCACAAAAATACCCCCCATTGTAAAAATAATTAGAAATTATAAACCTGAACCTATTAATTTTGGCTATCAGAAAAATATTTCTTACTCCCAACTTTCAATGTTTAGAAGTTGCCCCCAAAAATGGGCTCTTCAATATAAAGAAGGACATAAAAGACAAACCTCTAGTATTCATACTGTATTTGGAACTGCATTTCATGAGGTAGTACAACACTACTTGGATATAATGTATGAAAAAAGTGGGGCAGCTGCTGATAGAGAAAATATCGAGGAATTATTAGAAGAAAAATTAAGAGAAGAATATCTTATTCAATATAAGAAAAATAAAAACCAACATTTTAGCTCTTCAGAAGAAATTAGGGAATTTTATAATGATGGGGTTCAAATCTTAAGATACTTTAAAAAACATAAAGGTAAATATTTTAGTAAAAAGGGATGGTTTTTAGTTGGTTGTGAGGTACCCATATCAATTACGCCTAATAACGCGTATAAAAACGTTATATACAACGGCTTCTTAGATGTTGTGTTATACCATGAACCAACAGATACATTTCAAATAATCGACATTAAAACAAGTACTAAAGGGTGGAATTCATATGCTAAAAAAGATGAAGAAAAACATTTCCAATTAATTTTATATAAAAAATTCTTTGCAGAACAGTTTGGATTAGCAGAAAAAAGTATTGATATTGAATTCCTAATTGTTAGGAGAAAAATATATGAAGGTGGAGAATATCCCCAAAAACGTATACAAACATTCTCCCCAGCTTCTGGAAAGAATAAAACTAATAAAGCAACTAGAATTTTAAATGAATTTATAAATGAAGCATTTGACTATACAGGATACAAAGAAACACTTCACGTTCCAAGACCGTCGAAATGGAACTGCACCTTTTGCCCTTTTAAAGAAGATGACGAATTATGTAACGTCATTGGTAAAAACTCATAATCCACATATACGTATAGACAAATATAAACCAATAATTAAAACTATGGCTGAAAAGAAAAATATGACACTTACAAGTGTTAAAGTAAAAAGTGATTTATTTGAAAATTTTAAAATTGAATGTGTAAGACGTAAATTCTCATTTCAGAAATTATCTGATAGAGCTATTCATTTATATCTTACAGATGAAGATTTTAGAAAGAAAATACATAGTCACAATAATCTAGAAATTAATCAATAAACAAAAAATGAAAGAAGGTTATATTAAAAAAGAAGATAGAAAAAAAATACTTCTTATAACAGATGATATTAGAGTTCATTCTGGAGTTGCCCAAATAGGTAGAGAAATTGTTTTAAATTCAAGTCATCGTTATAATTGGACTTGCATAGCAGGAGCAGTTGAACATCCTGAGGAAGGTAAAGTTGTAGACATTTCACAAGAATTAAACGATTTTAATGGATTAGAAGATTCCTATTGCCATTTATATCCAACTAAAGGTTATGGTAATATGGATGTTGTAAGAGCTATAATGCACAGGGAAAAACCAGATGCTATCCTATTAATTACAGATCCTAGATATTTTTCTTGGTTATTCCACAGTGAAGATCAGATTAGAAAAAAAATACCAATTGGCTATCTTAATATTTGGGATAACTACCCAGCTCCAATGTATAATAAAGAATATTATGAATCTTGTGATTTATTATTAGGAATATCTAAACAAACAGTTAATATTAATAAACTTGTTTTAGGTGATAAAGGTAAAAATAAAATATTCAAATATGTTCCTCATGGGTTAAATGATACTTTATTTAATATATTAGATGATAATTCTCCTGAATTATTACAATTTAAGAAAAATTTGGGATTACCTGAAGATAATAATTTTCATTTAGTTTTTAATTCAAGAAATATAAGAAGAAAACAACCTTCTAATATCATAATGGCATGGAAATTATTTACAGAACAATTATCTCCAAAAGAAGCTAAAAAATGCCAATTAACATTAAAAACAGAAGCATCATTTGACCATGGTACAGATCTAACAGCTGTAATTGAATATATGTGTCCTCCTGAAACTTGTAGAGTAGGGGTATTACAACATAAATTATCAACTCAGGAAATGAATTTACTATATAATTCAGCAGATGGTGTAATACAAATATCAAATGCTGAAGGTTGGGG